TCATTTGATATTAGGGCAAACATTAAGTCCGCCGTTGCGGGTAATCCAAAAGATTCGGACGTATCTTCAAGCCCAACATCCGAGTTAGAATAACCCGAACGCGTCGTCTGCGTTGCAGAGATAATCGGAACGTTGAACTCGACTGCAAGGCCTCGGATCTCTTCGGCAATAGCTTTAATATATGAGTAAGAATTAATAGATCCTCCCATCCCTTTCATACGTGCGGATGCACATATATTTAAATAGTCTATGAAAATAATATCAGGTATAAAGTTCTTTTTTAGCTTTAGCTCATTAAGCAAAGCACGAAAATGATTGGTGTGGGCCTGACCTGTTGGGTATTCCTTTATAATTAATTTACCATTAGTCTTGGCAGCAATCTGTGAAACTTTATTGACTAACATATCCTTAGATAGGGTTTCCAGCTGGTCAATAGGTACATCCAAAAGATTTGCATCGATACGTTCCGCGATCCGTTCTTCGCTCATTTCCATTGTAATATATAAGACGTTCTTACCATCGTTTAAAGCCGCGGCACTGACGTGACACATAAAAAGAGATTTACCCACGCCCGTACCCGCGAGAGCGATGTTAAGCGTCTTATTAAGTAGTCCGCCCTTAGTAATTTTATTAAAGTAGTCAAGATCAAACGGGATTCGGGGTGAGTCCTCATGGTAGAAGTCATATCGGTCAGCTACGTTCTCAATATAATCGTGACCGATATTCGTATCAAAAGAAACAGCCAGTGCCTTTGTAAGTATATCAGGTAAAGAGTTTTTAGTTAGCGTACTATGTTTGCCGTCGATGATACTTATACTCTCCATAATGGCATTGTACACAGCACGATCCTGACACCACTTCTCGGTAGTATCAAAGAGCCATTTATCATCAATAGCTTCTACTGCAAATATGTTTGGAATAATCTCTACAGCATGTTGATATTGTTCGTCATTAAATTTATCAGACTGGTCTACCTCGATTTTAAAAGATTCCTGTGTAGGCAATCTATTATATTTGGCGACGTACTTAGCAACCTCTTTAAATAGCTGCCTATAAACACCATCGAAATATTCAGGCTTTATAAACGGTAAAACCTTACGCATGAACTTCTCGTTAGTAAGCACATTGCGCAGGACTGTTTGCTCTATGTTAGCGTTCATCGCTTTCCTTTATTGAATTTTCTATTATGCCTAATAGTATCGAACCTGCGGTGAGTTGTAAATCCACATTATCAGAAGAATCACCAACAGGGGAATAATCCACCGAAAAGTCAAAATTTAAATGCTCGCCGTCTTCGGCCACCTTTATTGCACCAAAACTAATAACAGTTTCAACAAATTCTCCGGTTAGGATTCGGATATTCCAGTGATCGTCTCTGTCGGAGTTAGGGACTAATTCATAATCTATATTCTCTTTCATTTAGTGTAACACTTCACTAGGGTTAAAAGTTTTTACTTCAACCCTTAAATCAAACATAGTTTTTACCATTTTATTATAATCTTCTTCAGATAAAGAAGTTCTATAAAGTGACATACCAATAGTAGACATAACAGCAGCAACCATCATGGCATCAACTTTTTCTTCTAAGAGATTATTGGCTAAATCTATAAATTTATTATATGTAAACTTAAATTGTTCTTCTTCGTACATTCTTATACCTCTTCCACAATTGTGTCCATATCTATCGGTGCTTGGTAGCCAATACTATACTGCTTTTTTAGAAAATCTTTAAAATCAGTTTCAGCGAAGATTGGATCCCAGAATTCTTTTTCTAAAGTTTGTTCATACCGGACTTTCGAGCCGATCTCTCCAGTTTCTCTATCAACTGCAGCGTACCAACCGTTAGAAGGTTTATTAACATAACCACCGGCAAGAGCACAATCGAGTAAACCAGAAAAATTACGTACACCACCGTCCCAACTGACAGTGATAGGAATCTTAGACTTTTCTTTAACATATCGCGATTTCTCCACATTAATTACGAAGTGATACCCTTGAATTTCTGTACCCTTTTTATCTTGTTGACGACCAATGATCCAAATATTATCTGCGGAGTAGTAAATGCCCGTACCACCAGAGACAATAGCTTTAGGAAATAAACCCATTTCTTGATACGTATGGTTCACCGCTAATAGAGGAATATCTTTCATAGTCAGATAAGGTGTGCACATCCGAAATAAACCCTTAAGAGCTTTGGCTCTTGACATATCAGCTACAGATTTTTCGTTTAGAGCATCCTCTAATTCTTTCTTCGATGCCAAGTTACCAATAGAGTCTATAACGATAACCACACGATCGCCGCGATCAAGTTGTTCTAATTGTCCGATTAAATCGAATTTAAGCTCTTCCACGTTCGCGACAGGTGTGTGTAAAACACGGGATGTGTCAATATTGAATTGTTGAAAGTATGATTGTGGTGAACCAAACTCCGAGTCATAGAACAACATAACTGAATCTGGATATTTTCTCATATAGGCTTCAGCCATCAACAAGGCAAAAGAGGTCTTGAAATGTTTAGATGGACCCGCTAAGACTGTAAGTCCTGGGGTAAGGCCCCCATCTACAGAACCAGATAGTGCCACGTTAATCATAGGCACATCTGTTGGGATCATATCTTTTTCGGTAAAGAACTTAGAATCTGCTAAGACCTCTGTAGTCTTAATCTTACTATTTTTTTTAAGCTTGTCCATAATTGACATTTATCGTACTCTCTTTTATCTAATCCATATTAGGTTTAATTGTATCATATTATTAGGTCGATGTAAACCTCTTATAGGAATTCCCATTGTAGACCAGCTTCTTTAAACATTTGTAGGGTTTGCTCCGTCGACTCTTTCCATCTAGGATTAAAAGCATCACCCTTCATAATAACTCTATGAATACCAACCTGAATTATAGCCTTTGCACATTCGGAGCAACATGGCAACCCCCAGACATACATAGTTGCGTTGTGAAGGCTTACTCCATTGTATGTAGCATTATATATGCAATTAGCCTCTGCGTGAACGATGTATTTGTACTTTTGTTCTCGGTCTTTATACCTATCATCATCTGCTATATGCCTAGGGAATCCATTATATCCTGTGCTTAGTACTTCGCCTTTTCGACCAACTGCAATAGCCCCAATCTGACTCGATGGATCCTTAGACCAGGATGCGACTTGTTCAGCGAGTTTTAAATATCTTATGTCCCAATTATCCATAGAGCTTACTCCAAATGCTTTCGTTTAGTTGACGTTGACACATAGGTTCTTTACGAATCTTGTCGGTCTTTAGTGGATGTTTATCACGGTTAATAATTTCCGGTGGAAGTAAATAACCAAATGTTTGCTTCAATGCCTTCTTTTCACCGTTTCTTAGTCCGTATGGCAACGCAAGAGCATGCTTAACCATCTTGGGTGATAGGAATGGTGCTCTTAATTCTATAGTACTTTCCATCATGGTTCTATCAAGCTTAGGCAGATGATAATAAGGTAATTCACACCAGACGTCTGATGCTTGGCTATCATATTCTTTTGCTCGACGGTAACCACCGAATAATTCATCTGCACCATCGCCAGTAAGTACTGCATGGAAGCCTAGACTCTTTAGTGCACGAGCCATAGCAATCTGTGGCTTAGTGCTACCAAGATCTACAGGTGACTGGTGAATACGTACTGACTCTTCATCGGTTACACCATCCAGTGTTACTTCAACCATATCATCGGCAATAAGCTTAGCATAGTCTTCTTCGCCATTGTGTACATGAATACAAGTAACAGATTTACCAAGGACCTGTGTAAGGATGCCGTGGATAATACTAGAATCTAGTCCACCGGATAGCAGCATAGAGAGTTCACGTTGACCACCGAGACGACGATCGACTGACTCTATCATGTCACTGTGTAGTCTATCAGTTTCTGCCATACGCCAGTCCCAATACTTATGGACCTGACCTTTGTGAACAAAGCATCCAGGTGGCAGTTGTTTTATTTCATTCCATGGTGTACCACCGGTTGGATCATAGCCCCATTTCATAGTATTGGAATGAAATAGTTCGTTACGTGTAACTGGGCCAAAAGCTTTTAGTACATCTGGTTCTGATGCCATTGCTTCTACATCTGTACGATAATATAAAGGCTTAATACCAAGATGGTCTGTAACACCGAATAGTCTATTATCGACAATAGTTACATAAGTGAAAAATCCGTCGAACCTATTAAAGTCCCGGATTCCTCTAATCCAAAATGTCTGCCACGCACATTCTATATCGTTGACAAACCCCAACTCTTCGTAGTTAAATATCTC